GAGTTTTTGTTGACAGATTGGTAGGAGATCAAGGGCTAAGAACATATACACAAGAAGATGAAACAAGAGCAAGAACTATACTTACAGAGACAGATTATGCAAATGCAGATCACAACTTACTAAGAGGTGATCCTTCTCTTACCAGTATCTTTGATACTTATAATCCTTCTAGTGCATTAATTAGATAGCCATGCCTGTTATATCAAGAGCTATACCTACATTATTGAGAGGTATATCACAATCTTCTGATGCTTTAAAGCAACCAGATCATGCTGATATACAAGACAATGCTGATAGTAATCCTGTTCTTGGTCTTACAAAACGCAGTGGTTTTCAGTTTGTGACAGCATTACAATCTTCAACTCTTGGTAATGTTCACATACAAACTATAAATAGAGATGCAAATGAAAGATATGTAGCAATATTCAGCAATGGCAATGTAAGAGTATTTGAATTAGATGGTACTGAACTAACAGTAAACAAACCTGATGGTACTGCCTACTTAAATACTTCTACACCTAGAAGTGTGATGAAGACAGTTACTATTGCTGACTTTACTTTTGTCGTTAATACAAGTATTACAGCAGCTATGGACTCTACACTTAGCGGTGGTACTGGCACTAAGGCGATTATATTTATTAACCAAGCAACAGCAAGTACAACTTATTCTGTGACGATAGATGGAGTGACAGTTACCGATAACACCCAAACCGATTCTACTCTCAGCACAGATACAATAGCTGCTGATTTAAAATCTGGTCTTGATGCTGGTCTTACTGGTTTTACTATTGCTAGAAATGGTCCTGTTTTATATGTAAGAAAGAATGATAATTCTAATTTTTCTATAGATGGTAGTGATACACAAGGCGATACAAAGATGACAATAATAAAAGATTCAGTACAAAGATTTACTGATCTGCCTACTGTTTCTCCTGATGGTTATGTTGTAGAAATAAAAGGAGATGACGATACAAACTTTGATAACTATTACGTTAAGTTTGTTACTAACAATGGTGGTGCATTTGAAGAAGGCCAATGGGAAGAAACTGTAGAAGCAGGTATTCCTTTTAAGTTTGATTATGCAACAATGCCACACGTTCTTATACGTCAGGCAGATGGTAATTTTAGATTTGCAAGAGTAGATGGAGATACATATACAGCAGGTGGTCAGTCATTTACCTTACCAAAATGGGGAGAGAGAACTGTTGGTGATGTTATATCTGCACCTGATCCTTCTTTTATTGGCAATAAAATTAATAATGTATTCTTCTTTAGAAACAGACTTGGGTTTCTTGCAGGGGATAATGTAGTTCTTTCAAGAGTATCAGAGTTTTTTAACTTCTTCCCTGAGACAGTTGTATCTGTTTTAGATAATGAACCGATAGACGTAGCTGCTTCTCATACAAAAGTTGCAATACTAAAAAGTGCAGTAACTATGGGAGAAAAACTTATTCTGTTCTCTGAACAGACGCAGTTTGTATTGACCAGTTCAGCAGATAACCTTACTCCTAAAACAGCTAACGTGATAGTTGTAACTGAATTTGAAAGTAGTGCAGCAGCACAGCCTGTAGGTTCTGGTTCTTCTATTTATTTCTTAACTCAAAAAGGTTCTTTCGCAGGTATAAGAGAATATATTTTACAGGGAGAATCACAGATAAGAGATGCAGCAAACGTCACTATTCATGTACCAAGACTCATACCAAGTAATGTATTTAAGATGGCTGTATCTACCAACCAAGATATTCTTGTAGTCTTGGGTTCAGATAATGCCAATAAATTATATGTATATAGATGGTTATATGGAGATGGTGGACAAAAAGCTTTGAGTGCTTGGTTTACCTACAGCATCAATACAAACAGGTCTATATTAAATGTTGATTTTATTGGTACAGATTTGTTTGTTGTTATAGAAGAAGCTAATAAAGTAACACTAGAAAAGATACCATTTGAAACTGAGTTTAGAGAACCTAATGCTAGTTTTGAATATCATCTTGACCATAAAGTAACTGAAGCAACTACAGGAGTATCAGTATCTTATAGCTCTGGTACTGGTCTATCTACCTTTACAGTTCCATATCGACTAAGAGCCAACATGAATATTGTTGGTAGGTATTTAGGCAGTGGAGAGACAAGCACATTTGTAGATGCTCAAGGAAATACAAAGACTCTTACATCAGGACAGGTACTATCAACATCTAACGCAATCAATGGCTCTACTTCTACCATTACAGCGATAGGAGATTACAGAAATAGTAAGTTTATTATTGGTGAACCTTATGAAATGCATTATAGATTTAGTAAACAAAGGCTAACAGAACAAGGTGCTGGTTCACCTGAGTATGTAGGAGCAAGACTACAGCTACATCATTTTTATATTAAATACGAAGATGCTGGATTCTTTAAAGTAGAAGTAACACCTGAGAATAGAGACACATCTCTACATAAATTTACTGGTCGTTTGCTTGGTGCTGCGTCTGCTGCTATTGGTCAGATAAACCTAGATACAGGTACATTTAAAGTACCGATAATGAGTAAATCTGACAGAGTAGATATAGATATAAAAAACGATACATTTCTTCCTACACGTTTAGCCAGTGCAGAATATGAAGGTACGTTCCATATAAGGAGTAGAAGAATATAGTGGGGTATTTAAGAAAATCAAAGCTAGAAGATTTTAAATATGTAGTAGAAAACATGAGAGTCATGGACAAGATTGAAGCTTTGTATCAAACAGGCATGAGTCCAGAAGATGCTCTTAGCTATACCTTTTTAGGTAGTAAGACTAATATGACTATTGCTGATGATGAAGGTCAACCTATAGGTCTATGTGGAGTACAGAAAGATGGTTGTATATGGTGCGTTGCTACAGATGATTTGTTTGATAATAAAAAATATAGAATACAATTAATAAGACAAGGCAGAAAATGGGTTGATAATCTACTTGAGTCTTATAAAATACTTTATAATTATGTATATGCAGAAAACACTTCTGCTATAAAATGGTTAAAAGCTCTTGGGTTTACATTTGTAAAGCTACATGAGAGTTATGGTTATCAAAAAAAACCTTTTTACGAATTTCTGAGGATTGCCTAGATGTGTGTTGGTGCTGCATTATTAGGAGGAGCAGGTAAGGCTGCAACAGCATTTAACATAGGCTTGGGTCTTACTGCTGCTAATGCTTTCTTGAGTAGGTCTGCTGCTCAACAAGCTGCTAGGCAAACATATCAATCAGCCTTAGCTGCTAACAGATCAGCAGAAGATGACAAGAGACAGCAACAACTAGCTTTAGCAGAAAGGAAAGCAGAGCAAGAGAAGAGTGCAGCACAAGATATATTTGCAAAGAATATAGTAAACTTACAACGTAGCAGACAGATATTAGCTTCCGAACGTGCTGGTACGACTATAGGTTTGTTATTACAAGATAACGAAAGACAAGGTGCTAACTATAGAGAAAGTATTAATCAGAGTCTTGAATCAATGAATAGACAGTATGCTTTTAATATTCAACAAACAGAAGCACAGTTTGATAATAGAAGAAATGATTTACAGAGTAATATAAATAGAGCTTACAATCAGATACCTTCACTTGGTCAGACCTTGTTGAATATTGGTACTCAGGGTGTAGGTTTATATATGGGAGCCTTGCCTTAAATGACAGACAGTTTTCAAAGCACAGCCTTCGAGAGTTCAAGGCGACCAGTAGATACATTTGTTTCTCCTGTAAGAGTGCAACCTAAAACAAACCTTATGGCCTTAGCTGAAACTATGGCTGAGATAAACCCTACTCTACAAAAGTTTGTTAGCTTTCAAATAGAAAAAGAAAAACAGAAAGGTATATTAGAAGGTAGAAATAAAGTATTAGGATCTACACCAGAAGAAATAAATAAATTA